GGTTTTCATTTACAGCCAAACGAAAAAGCTGATCTTGAGAATTTATTTCAATCTGGGTATGGTCTTGGATTAAATAGAAAAAGGGGTTTAATTACACAAGCTAAATTAACACACAAGTCACTACATATTGCATTAAGAGACCTTGGACTCGACGAAAGCGTAAAAGTTGATGGTAACCTCATCTATACGGCATTGCATATTCCAAAAGATATATTGTCATTAGAAGCAAAGAAAACGACATACAACAACTTTAAGGAGTCCATGGTATCTTATATACAAAATGAGATGCAAGCTACGTTAGATTCTTTAAATGCAGTTTTACAAATTTTAATAGGAGATAGCAATTTAAGAATAACAGGTTCATATGAACATTTACCTATTATGCAATTTATACTTATAGAAAGATATACTAGCATAAAAGGAAGAGCAGATGCATTAAAAGCATTACTAGAAACAGGTATTCCAAACGAAACAGCATTAGAAATGTGCGGGTTCGATAAAAGTATTAAATTAACAGAAGCTAAAAAAGTAGAAACAGATGGAAACAAACAGCCAACCGCCTAAAGAAAAACTTTCTAAGCAAGAAGTTAAAGATATTATTGCTGAAAGAGAAAAAATAATTAAAGACAGAACAATAATAACAAAATAAAATGGATTTAAACATACCTAAATTTGCGACTGACAAGGAACTATACAAATTTATAGTTGACAATGAAGATACATTGATCGCACAAAAGAAGTCTGCTATTAAAGAAGCTGATGGTTTTGGTTATTTAGCTAATCCATTGAAAGATATTAATGTTGCCAAAGCATCTAAAACTAATGAAGAAGATTTAATGTTGAAAGACGTTTTAGATGTTACATTAATTATTAACACAACAAATTTATTGGATTCACATAAAGATGTGCATATACCGGGTATTTGGGATAAGTCATTAAGCGAATCTAAAAGAATGTTACACGTTCAAGAACATAAATCTAATGAATTCAATAAAATAATTTCAAGTGGTGAAGATTTAAAAGCTTACACTCAGAATTATAAATGGAAAGATTTAGGATTTGATGCAGAAGGTGAAACTCAAGCTTTAGTATTCCAATCTAAAGTAAGAAAAGATAGGAACGCGTATATGCACGAACAATACGCTAAAAAGCGTGTTGATAATCATAGTGTAGGAATGATTTATGTAAAGTTAGTTACTTGCATAAATGATGAAGATTATCCAGTTCAAAAAGAGAACTACGATAAGTATTATCCTATGATTGCTAATAAAGACTTTGCTGATACTCAAAAATATTTTTGGGCAGTATTAGAAGCAAAAGCAATTGAAGGCAGTGCAGTACCAAATGGTTCTAACCCTATTACACCAACAGTAGCTGTTAAAAATATAGTTCCTGAATTAACAGAGAAAGAAATTAAAGCCAACGCAATGAAACGTTGGATAACCGGAAAATAAGAGCCGTGCAAACACTCTTATTGTGAAAAGAAAGCCGCGAAAGCACTTTTTAAATGTAAATTAATTATTAATAACAAATCATTAGAAAATGGACGAAGAAATTCAAAAAGCATTAGACGCTAAGTTTAAAGCTGTTCAAGATGAATTAGCGGCTGCACAAGAAAATAATGCAACCAAAGAAGAAATCCTGAAAATTACTGAGGCTATAAAAACTCAAGGTCAAGCCTTAGAAGATTTTATGGAAGCTCAGAAAGCTGTGGTCATTAAAGACACTTTAGCACAGTTCGAAATGTTTTTATCTGCTAGCAAAGAAGATCTTGCTGGTATTCAGAAAAACAAAACTGGAATAATTGAGTTTATTCCAAAAGCAGTTGGTGGTATAACAACTGGAAACGGGACTACCCCGACAGCTTTACCAGGAAATTACACAACTGACTTAGGTTCTTTCAACTTACGCAATGACAACAGCTTGTTGGAATTAGCTACAGTTACTAATACCAACAGTCCAACTCACGTTTATACTGAGATGGTACCAAAAGATGGTAATTATGCGATGGTTGCTGAAGGTGGATTGAAACCACAAATTGATTTTAGCTGGGTTAACAGACATGCTACTCCTAAAAAAGCAGCAGCTTACGAAGTTCTTACTGAAGAAGCAGTTACTGATATTCCACGTTTAATGTCAGTTGCAAAAGAATACCTTAAGAAAAAACACGACTTGTTTAAAGTTGATAGAGTTTTCTTTGGTGATGGTTTATTGGAAAACCCAAAAGGTGCTACAGTATATGGTAGAGCATTCGTTGCCGGTGCAATGGCGTTGAAATTAACTGCTCCAAATTTTATGGATGTTGTTAATGCTGCAATTGCTGACATTTTTGTTACGCACAATTTTGTAGACGAAGCATCATATATGGCAAATGTCGTATTGATCAATCCAATTGATTTTTTCTTACAGTTCCAATCAGCTAAAGATGGTAATGGTCTTCCATTATATCCACAAGCTAGTTTGTTTAACACTGTAACAATTGGTGGAGTAACAATCAGACCATGGTCTAAAGTACCAGCAGGTAAAATATTTGTTGCGGACATGTCCAAATACAATATTTCGAACTACATTCCTTTCTCAATTAGAATTGGATGGATTAATGACCAGTTCATTACAAACCAATTTACAATGGTTGGAGAGTCAAGATTCTTTGCTTATGTTAAGAATTTCGACCAACAAGCATTTATTTATGATGATATAGCTACAATCAAAACAGCTATAACAGTGGTTTAATTAATAGTAACCTTTAAACAATTTTAAGAAATGGCAGAAAATGCTGAAAAAACAGAAAAAGTAACTAAAGTTCCAACCGGTATGGTTGAATTTACTTACGACAAGGATCTAGGTACAGTTGAAGCTGGTGAAACAAAATTAATGCACAAATCAACAGCTAACGCTTTGATTGCGCATAAAATTGGAAAAATCACTAAGACTATAACCCGGATTACAAAAGACTAATTATATAGGATTACTTAAAACATTTAATTATGATAATCGATAACACGTATTTCAAAAATGAAATATATATCCCAAACGCTAAGCCAGCAGTAACTGGTGCATTGAAAGGTGTTGCACTTGAGGTAGCTTTCATTATAGAAGAGTACAGTAGAGATTGCTTAATTAAATGTTTAGGTTATTCTTTATTCTTAGAGCTTGAAAGTAAATTGGATATTACTAAACCTAACGGATTAATTGATGGTGTTGACGAAAAGTGGAACGAATTATTAAACGGAGTCACTTATGTTAATACTCTTGGTAAAACTGTTAAGTGGAGAGGAATTAGATTTGCTACTATTAATAGCACAGAACCAGTAATAGATACTAGTTTTTTAGCTTATTACGTGTATTACTTTTACGAAAGAAATGCATATATAACAAAGGCTAATTCTGGTAATGAAATTGCTGAAGCTAAAAATGCTGTTAGTGTTAAACCAACTCTTAAAGTAACTGATGCTTGGAGAAAGTTTATTAAACTAGTACAAGGCAAAAAACCATTAGCAACTGTTATACAGAATAATTATGGTTATGGTTTGGACTGGTATGTCGGAGGTTCTGAAATTAGCTTATATGAATTTATAAATGATTCTAATAAAATAGTTGAAGGCACTTACGCTGATTTTCAACCATATAATTGGGGTACAATAAATCAATTTGGAATATAATGGTAACTGAAAAAACTATAATAGTAGAAGATAGATTAACAGAAATGTTTTCTATGTTGCCACCAATGAATGGTTTTGAAGTTGTGTTTGGTTGTGGTGATAATAAGGAGCTACAAGTTTTCTTAAAGGAAAAAGCAGCTGATAGCGATCCATATCCACTAATTTGGTTAGTGTATCCATATGTAGAAAAGCATTTAAGGACAAAAGTTGAATTAGACAAACTAACATTTATATTAGCAGTTGAAACAAACAAGTCAATGTTGAATAAAGAAAGAATAGATGAAACCTATAAGAAGATTCTATTTCCACTTTTAGATAACATTAAGTCGTTATTTACAAGGGCTAATATAATGAATGTGAAAGATGAGTATACTATAATAAAGTTTCCTAATTATAGTGGTGATGATAATGATACGTTAAGTTCATATACAACTGCAAATTGGGATGCATTAAAAGTAACAATTGATTGCACAATAAATAACGTTTGTTTAAGACCAATAACATTTTAATAAACAAGATTATGGCAAAAGGGAAAATGTTTACAGGTAAAGTTATTAAAGACTTTATAAGGAAAGGGAAGTTACACGTTGCTGGAACAGAGTTCAAGACAATTAACGAGTTTACTTTCAATTATTTAATCAATACTAAAAGGATAAAAGAGTAATGAGCATATTATCAACAATAATGGACAAGAAAGCTTGCGGCGGTAGCGAAGTTGGAATCAATACTGGGAAACTAGGTTGCTTACAATTATTCGGTCAGCCAACACATCTTGTTGCAATTAAGAAAGGCTTCATTATACCAGCTGAAACAGATTTCACATTAGCATATGTGGAAGATCTTGTTCAAAGAGGAATAATGATACCTTTGACTGATGCTTCTACATTTGAGGATGTATCAGCAGATGACACTTACACGACAGACTCAGCTGGTGTAAAACGATTAGACTTACAAGGTCTTCCAGAGTACAAAATGACTTTTGAAGAAGGTAATGAATTCTATCGTGAATTATCAAAAATACGTTCTTATAAAACGTACGATTTTGCAATCATCGATGATGAAAACAATTGGATGCTAGCCAAAACATCGGCAGGTGACTATAAAGGCTTTACAGCTGGACACGTTACTCCTAGCAGAAGAATGAATAAAGTTAAAGGTGGTACTTCTGAATCTAAATCTGTATTAGTACAGTTTACTGACAGAATACAATTTGATACTAATTATGGTATTATGCATGCTGAATACATTGAGTTTACTGCACAAGAGATTCCAGCTGTCAATGGGGTAGCTCTATCTTTCGTAGAGATTCCAACAGCTGGAACTACAATAAAAGTTAAAGCAGTATTACGTTCTGATATGTTCTCAGTGGTTGAGGGTCTTTTGGTTCCTAACTTCTTAGTAACAGTAGCCGGGGCAACAAAAGTAATTTCAGCAATAGCAGAAACAACACCAGGCGAGTATACTTTAACAGTACCAGCAATGACTGTAGGTCAAATGGTAGTTGTTGATTTATACGACAGCGCTAAAAATGTTCACGTAACTGTTTCGGAATCTGTCCTATACAGATCTGAACCTGTTGGCGAAGCGGTAATTGTTTAATAGGTTGATGCTTAATTAAGAAATTCCCTAACAACTGAAAATGCGTTAGGGAATTTTTAAAAAACAAAAGAATGGGTGATATAGACGCATATTTGTTTAGTTTGAATAAATTAACAAATGATTTAGACAAAGTAGCGGCCGATATTATCCGTAAAAATAGCAAATATATATTAGCTACAATAAAAAGAAGACTTTGGAATACTGGTATAGATGCAGCAGGCAATAAAATAATGCCAGATTATGCGGTATCTACTATAAAAGTAAAAAAGATAGAAGGAAAAAGAAGTTCACACGTTACTTTAAAAGACGAAGGAGATTTTTACAATAGTATGTTTTTAACTATTGAACAAAATAAATTAATCGTAGGAGCATCAGATCATATTACATCGACTTTAATAAGTAAATATGGTCCTGATATTTTAGGATTAACTGAACAGGAACAACGAGACATAGTAGATCTTATGATTGAGCCTGAAATAATTAAGATACTAAGTGCATTACCAGATATAGGTTTATAATAAGTACTTCTAAATAAATGGTCCTAAGACTTTATTAAACTACAAAGTCATACCATAACTTAAATAAACTATAAATATCAAGTGATGAATATACATAAAAAGTGTAGTACCCTATCAATATATTCATTTGATAGAATCGTAGAGACTAATAATCTCAAATACCTAATTAAAGATTTTGATGAAGACAAAGAAGTATCGCTAACTAGTGAACAATTTGATGATTTATCTATTGCATTTGAAAATATATCAAATGAATATAACGAATTAATAATGAATAAAAAACTAGTTAAAAATTATAAGACTAGAATATCAATATTGGAACTTGAGTTTTTATACGATACTACCGCTAGAGTTTTAAAACTATTTGGAGAAACAGAAGAAATTGAAGTTTTGGGTTTGTT